AAGGTCGTAAATCCTAAGACTACGACCAAAACCGATAATGTTATAATTGTTACTGTAATCATAGATTATCTAACATATTTTTTAATCCTGCACTTTTAATATTACCTAAGGCTTTTGTTTTAGTGCTAGATTGCGTCTTATTGTTTGATAATGTAAAATTTTCTTTTTGCCCATCCAAGCTACCCTTTAATTTAGGTAACCACTCACGTTCAAATTCAATACGAGCTGCCATCAAATCTGCCTGGTGTAGAATAAATGGTAAACAAGTACGTGGTTTTTGTTCTGGCATATAGGAGAACAAATATTTTTTATTTGCCTCATCATATAAACCATCGTGAGTCTGAATAGCTAGCATTTCATTAAATGTATACTGGATACCATGAGACTGGAGCATATATAATCCGCGATCTGGGACTGAAGCGAATGGTACACGCGTATTAAACATATAATCTTCGCCTAATTTTTCCTTTCTCCATTTGTCAGTCTGGGGGATGTATGATTCGTTTTCTTCATCACCCATTTTACCTAAATCATGGTTAATAGCAGAGAATACGAGTTCTTCTTTTGTGAATGTAGACATATCGGCTCCTTCATCAGCCCAAAGATCCATTTGTTTAAGAGCACATCTTACAACACGGTTTACGTGTTCAACATACCCACCTGGGAATGCATTATGGTATTCTTTTTTATGAGCAGCAGGCATTAACATTACTCGTTCTTCATATTTTTTATAAAAATCAAGTAATTTTTGTTTACGCTCCCCAGTAATATGGGAATCGATATTAGCAAGGAATAATTCCCAATTTGATTGGATGTCTTTAGCTTCTAAAACCATTATATATAACTTTATTGATTAAACTCTCCAGGTGTACGAGGTTCGCGTTGAACGTAATCTTTTACGTCTTGAATGATATCTCTAGTTTGACCTAGGATTGATTTAAAATCATTAATGTCACCCCCACGGGATAACAATGATTCTAATTTTGAGATATTCCCCTCGGTCATCTCTAATTTACGTGTAATAATTTCTCTATGTTGCATAATGTTGTTAATTATATCCCCCGGGTTCCATCCTCATTCCTTAATCTCTCATCCATATTCCAACCTCATTCCCTTATTTCCCTTTTCCCGTATTCTAAAGGTAATGTAGAAAGAAATTAAATCCAAGCTTAGTTTAAAAGTTCTTTAACAAGATCGTGGATTTTTTTAAGATGAGCACATTTTTCATACTCTTCGAATTCCTGGAAATATGATATAGAAAGATTTAAGTATGTTTCTAGAAATTCATCACTGAAATGTAATATAGCTTCTTGGCATATCCTATCTTGAATATCTATTTTTGAAATCCAAAACCATGCTCTATTAAAAACAATAAATTCACCAGCTTCTTCAACATCATGTAAATCTAACATTTCATCATCAACCTTAGATAAAAAGTTAACAACTTTCCGATTAAAATTATTATGGTTATGGATTAGTTTTTTAAACATACCCACCCAGAATAAAGGATGTTCCTGATAGTCTGATAATTTATCAGCCATTTCGGCTTTTTCTTGTAAGCTTTCAGGTTCTTCATTATTGAATAATCCAAAAATTTTATCTACATCCATGTACATAAATATGTGTATAACTTGTTTATAGCGCTTATATGCGCATACCGCGGATTATTCATAGTACTCCGCGAATATGGCTATAAATATATATAAAACAAAAGAGGCGCATAAGCGCCTCTAAGTAGGTAGTTTCGGGTTAATAGTTTAGTTTAGTATTCTTTGATATAAGTTCGTTTAATTCTCTCTAATTCATTAATTACTTTGTCTACACGAGAATCGGTGTGTCGGACAGTAACCTGTTCTGTTTCTGTAATTCGAGAATGTAACTCTTGTCGAGAGGTTTCATTATCTCTGTAAATATCACTGAGGATTCTTTCAGTAGTAGTTACGTAATTGTCAAAATCTTTTTTTAAAGTTTTGAATGCCATATAATTCACCGACGTAATCGCAACCATCATAACAGCGATGACAGCAATTACACCTAAAATAAATGATGTTATTTCCATAATTTTTAATTTTTAAGGAAACTACCTACTGGGTTAGCGGTGTGGGATTCGAACCCACATACCTCGTCTCGGAAACGAGTGTCCTGCCCTTAGACGAACCGCCAATGCAACACTGACGACTGTTGTTTTTACTCACACGATTCACCCCTATCCTAAGTTAAGATAGAATCACTCGCTACACGCAAAATGTACAGCCGGATAATTACAAGGCAGTACGTCAGTAAAGGTTACTTATTTCAAAGAACGCTATAAATATATAGACAAAAAAAGGGGCAGCCAAGCTACCCCTAAAGACTCTCAAAAGAAAGATCATCTGACTGCGATCGCGGAAGATGTAGGATTCGAACCTACGGAACCTTGCAGTTCGCTGGTTTTCAAGACCAGTGCATTCGACCACTCTGCCAATCTTCCAATATTGTAGGATATCGCTTAACCTACGGTGATTGTACCTTTCACCTTTTTCCCTCACGGTACTACGATTTTTTTGTGAACCCGACAGGATTCGAACCTGTGACCGATAGCTTAGAAGGCTATTGCTCTATCCAGCTGAGCTACGAGTCCTAAATATTTGAGGGGCTTCACCACTTTAGCGCGCTTCCAGCATCATGGTCCCTACCTAAGCAGTCCGTCAACTGTTCTCTTAGGATTTTACGTTTTACTCCCCTACTTTGTGCCCAGGGCCGGGATCGAACCGGCACGGACATTACTGTCCACAGGATTTTAAGTCCGGCGTGTCTACCAATTCCACCACCGAGGCTACCTATTATTCTACTTCTTCACGTTCTAGACGAACAATTTCTTTTTCAACTTCTAAAACACGTCTTTCAAGATCATTGTATTCAAATACAACATCTCTTGGTGATGGGTTATCTGGGTGGAATCCCCAAAGTTCATCTAGACGTTCTTTAAGAAAAACTAACTCGTTTACTAATTCTGCTTTTTGATCTTCCATAATTTTACTTTATTTCTAAATATACAAAACAATTTTTAAACATCCCAATCTTGTGCTGCGAGCTGCAAGCAAAGTAATGGAGAAGCATGTGAGTGGGATTGCATAATTAAAAGAGCATCCGCTATCACTTCAGCATTAAGACCGGAATCTTCAATACGTTGAACTAAATTACAAAATTCTGGGGTAAGTGTTTGTCCTAAATCCATTATTTCTTAACAATTACTTCTAGATTATTATCTTCAAAACGGATTCCTACTACTTCTCCTCCATTTTCACTTTCCTCAACTTGTTTAAGGAATTCATTTAAATCAAATGAACGGAAGAAAAATCCTCCTTGCGCTTCACCTCCAGTGAAATCTTCTTTCCAAAATATTTTATTTTCAAACATAACTCTTATTTTCTAATTAACAAACTTGGAGAAACTCTAATCTCACCGGCAATATAACCATAAGGAACATTAACTTTTATTACCTTAATATTCTTACTGTTAATTTTAATAATTTTAAATTCATCATTTTTATTAACCGTTTTATGGTCAATACCAACAATATCTCCTACTTTAAAATCATCTTTAGTAGCACGAACAATTTTTTCACCTTTTTCGGCTTTCATAGTGGCACGGAGACCATCTTGGTCAAATCGAATTGTACCTAAACCAATATTAACACCATACTGATTTTCTAATTGAGCAACTGCTTTTTGGAAATCTGCTCTGAACTGTTGAACTTCTTGCTTTGTCATAACCTTTATTTCTTATGGGGTAAATATACGAACGAAATCTCGGGAAGCCAAATTAGGCGCGAGAAAAAGGACCATTATATTCATACATAGTTCCTAGAACTGGGTGTTGAACTTTTGAACCTGAAACAATAAATTTTGACAGATTGGCTGAAAGTTTAGCCATTTTCAAACCAGTGATAAATAATTTACCACCAATAACTTTACTGTTTACTGCGTTTACGTTGATTTTCTTTTGCATAACCTTTATTATTTTTTATTTCTATGATGTAAATATACGAACGATCTCCCGGGGAGCCAAATTTTTACAAATATCTCTTCCCAAGTTCTTTAACTGTTTTTTGGGCCTCAGTAAGATCGATTTGAAAAAATTCACGGTGGTTATTTACACGATATGTGTCTAGTTTATGGTGAACTTCTTGCTCAAGCCCAAAACCATCATAACAGTGGAAAGCCCATTCTACTTTATAAGGGATTGGAACTCCGGTTGCATTTGAAATTTGTCGAGCACGCTCATCAGGTGTATTTTTTGTATACCCGATTTTAAGTAATCCCGGTTGTGTTGGGTTTGACAGTATATATACCCACGAGTCATAATCACCATCACGATTTGCATACATTGACAATTTACGCGCGGTATAATACGTTACTTTATCCCAACCATCTTCTTTAGGGGTTAGGGTAAAAAAGGCAGCATTGTCAATACCTTTAGAGGTATAGTCATCTTCACAAGAGATGTACTGTTTAGCTTCTTCAACTGTTATCCTTTTCATATTTGTAGTTTAAATAAATCATCCCAAAGCAAGCCCCAAACATAAAAGAGGGCATAAGAGAGGTAGTGAACCAAGACCAAATATAAAATATGGTTCCCATTGTTGCTAAAAAGGGGTTAGAAAATCTAATATTCATAATTAAAAACCAAAGCGCCAAAACTTCAGTTCAGACTATTGAAATACATAAATACGTATATACTATCGATTGAGTTCATCTATAATTCGAGTAGATGAATGATCGTCTCTTTCAATGTATACTATTTCTTTAATAAATTCGGAGCCAATAATGGGTTTATCGCGGTAATCATCACCTATAACCATGTAATCCGGTGCATAAGCGGCTATATATGAAGATAACCTTTCATCCGATGAGAATGGTAAAACGTTATCAATTTGTTTTATAGACATTAATACAAGCATACGGTCTTGGGTGGTGTTAATAGGACGGGAAGGACCTTTTTTGGAAGAAACACGCTCATCGGTATCAATACCACAAATAACTTTACCTTCAGGTCCGGCAAGCATTCTAGCATGACGGAACAGTTTGATATGCCCCACATGGAGCACATCAAACGTACCATTAATCCAAACGGTCTTACCCGGCATACTCGAGTGCGAGGTCATACAATTTAGAATTTAATTCAAGATCTTGCTTGAAATTCTTAATACGACGAGCTTTACGGACTTTAGAACCAAACGTGTACTCGAAACCACCATCAATGATTTTTTCCTGCACGACGTTGAAAATTGACCACAAATCA